TGGTGTGCGAGTACGCCGGCCGGCACAGCGACGGCAGCGCCGCATCCTGCCCGAGCCAGCATGACATTGCCGAGGACCTGGAGTTCCACTTCGCAGCGATGGGCCGGGAGCTGCGCGACATGCCCGAGCAGTTGGACCTGTGGGGATTCCACGGCGCCTTCGCCGAAGCGCTGCGGTATCTGGCCGGCCGGCATCGCCGCCGCAGGGGAGGGGATGGCCACGCTTCCGGCTCCGTTGATCCTCCGGCCCGCTCCCGTGTAATGAACAGCGTCAAATGCCGCCAGCGTTGAGTACTCATGAAGTCCCGAAAAGAAAAGAAGAAGCTGCAGAAGGAACTTGCCCTTCAGCGCAAGGCCGAGTTCAGGGCCGCCAAGGATGCATTCCGTGGCTGCAAGACCTTCAGCGAAGGGATGGCCGCACTTCGCAGGGCCGACGAGGTCGGTGCCAATGAACGCGTCCTACTCGGCATCAGCCTTTTCGTGAACCCGATGATCTCCAGCGCCGAGCAGGAGGCTGAGCTTTTTGACTACCTCGAGCATCGCGGCGTGATGCCCAAACACCACATCAACAGCGCAGGCCTGCCGGACTATACGGAGGACGAGACGCAGCTGAATATTCAGCGGCTGGGCGGCTACTACCCTGGTCAAGCCAATGGCTTCAAGGCATAAGCCATGAGCGACCGCCAGACGCCAAATACATGCAGTGTCCGCATTGCGGGAAGCGCCACCCGGGGCGCGAACGAATACCGGGACGACCAGCACGCAGGTGTCGATAACAGCGTGCAGGCAGCACAGGGGAGCCGCATCGCGGCGGGCGTGACTCTGCGGCACGCTGACCCATCGCCCTTGGGAACTGCCGATGTACTTGCCTCAATGGCCGACCTCCTGTCGGCCTGTGAGCCGCCTCGCCCACAGCTATCCGACGTGTTCCTGCACCGTGGGCAGTTCCTGATGATGATGCAGGACCGTGGCATAGACGCTCACGGCCTTCCTGAGCAGGACGGACAGCGGTACTGGGATTGGGTGGGCGGGGGAATCCGGTATTGGGACGGCTGGAGGAAGCTCCCCCATGGGTAAGCCCAGCTCCGCGCCCAAGGTGAAGAAGCCCACGAACACTGGAAGGCCTTCCAGCTTCAACCCAGAGGTGGCAGAGCGCCTGTGCATGCTGATCGCCCAAGGGGACAGCGTAGCCAAGGCAGCAACGGCAGAAGGGATGCCCGAGGCTCGCACCATCTTCCGCTGGCTGGCTACTGACGACCCTGATGGGTCGCTCGGTTTCGAGGCGTTCCGACAGCAATACGTGCGCGCACGCGAGATTCGAGCCGATGCTCGCTTCGAGCGCCTGGACGAGATCATGGCCCTGGTCGAGGCCAAGAAGATCGACCCGGCAGCGGCCCGGGTGATGATGGACGCGATCAAATGGCAGTCCGGCAAGGAGAACGCCAAGCGTTATGGCGATGCCATGACCTTGAAGGGCGACAAGGACCACCCGGTCGAGATGCGCACCACTCGGCAGCTGAGCGATGCGGACCTGCTGGCGATAGCCGCCGGGGGCCTGCGTGGCACTGACTGAGATCGCCAAGGCTGATGCGGCCGCCGAGCTGCTACGCCGGCGCCGCGCGAGGAAGTCGCTGACCGGTTTCGCGCAGGCGATCACCATTCCAGGTGCGCCGGTGTCCGATGACCAGACGCAATGGCTGTTCCGGCCTGTGGAATCGGGGCTTGCTGCCCATCACCGGCTGATTCTCACCGCCGTGGAGAAGTGCATCCGTGCGCCGATGGGTAGGCTGATGCTGTTCCTGCCCCCGGGCTCGGCGAAGTCAACCTATGCCAGCGTCGTGACGCCGCCATGGGCACTGGCCCAGTGGCCCGGGTACAAGGTCATCCTCTGCAGCTATGCGGCCACGCCGGCCGAGCGCCAGTCGCGACGCTGCAGGGCAATCGTGAACAGCGAGGAGTACGTGTCGATCTGGCCCGATCGGGTGATGCTGAAATCCGGCAGCTCAGCGGTGAACGAGTGGGAGCTGACCAACGATTCGGGCCTGCTCGCAGCTGGCATCCTCGGCGCGGTTACCTCTGCGCGCGCCGATCTGCTGATCATCGATGACCCTGTGGCCGGGCGCGAGGAAGCCAATTCCGAAACGATCCGGAAGAAGACCCGTGAGGCTTACGACGACGACCTGCTCACGCGCTTGAAGCCGAACGCGAGCGTGATCCTGATCCAGACGCGCTGGCACCCCGAGGATCTGGCCGGATCGATCCTGCCCGAGGACTACACGGGCGAGAGCGGCCCCATTCTGTGCCGCGACGGCCAGGTGTGGGACGTGCTGTGCCTGCCGGCGAAGGCAGAACGGGCGGACGATCCGCTGGGGCGCCGGGTGGGCGATTACCTGTGGCCGGAGTGGTTCACCCCTGAGCACTGGCGGCAGTACGAGGCGAAGCCGCGCACCTGGGCATCGCTGTACCAGCAGCGGCCCCGCCCGGATGAGGGAAATCAGTTCGAGGCCGCGTGGTTCGAGTGGTACGACGAAGAAGATGTGCCGGCCAGGCTCCGATTCTATGGCGCCAGCGACTACGCAGTCACGAAGAAGTCCATCGCCAACGATCCGGACTTCACCGAGCACGGCATATTCGGCGTGGATGAGAGCGGCGATATCTGGATTCGCGACTGGTGGTATGGGCAGGACGAATCCGATGTGACCATCACTGCCGAGCTGCAGCTGGCCAAACGCTGGCGCCCGGTGGTGACCTACGGCGAGTCCGGCGTCATCGAGAAAGCCATCGGACCGTTGCGCGCGCGGCTGATGCGCGAGCTGCAGGTCAGGGTGATGCGGGAGTGGTTGCCCAGCGTGACCGACAAGGTTTCCCGTGTTGCTGGCTTCCGCGCACGCGCCCATGCCGGCACGGTGCATCTGCCTCGGGGCAAGGCCTGGGCGAACCGACTGGTGGACCAGCTCGTGGCATTCAACGGCCTACCAGGCAACCAAGACGATGGGGTGGACGTGTGCGGGCTCATCGGCCGGGCTCTCGATGAGATCCGCGATGCCCACAAGCCATCCGTTGAACGGCGTGACTCGCTCGTGCCCTATACCAAGCGTTGGCTGGAATCCCGGCCCGATGACTCGAACGATGTGGCCGAACGTAGGAGACGCGCCCTGTGACCCCCGAGAGCAACGATTTCGTCCTCGCGGACGCTCTGGACGCTGACGAGCTGGCCGAGCAGGACCGTGCCGCCGAGGCGCGGCGCATCCTGCAGGAGGAAGCGGACGTGTCGGCCTGGCTGCGGCGCATCGAGCAGGCGCGGGAGTTCGACAAGGACGCGCGGAAGGGCTACGCGAAGGATCGCCGGTACTGCGAGGACAAAGTGGATCCGGACGTTTACGACGTGTCTGTGCCGATCGCCGGCACCTACGTGAACATCCTGACCGGCTTCCTATACGCCCGCGACCCAGAAACCAGCGTGCAGCCGGCCGACAGCGCAGGCCCCAGCAGAATCGAGGACGCCAAGCTGCTGGCCCGGACGCTGGAAATCGTCATCGCCCGGCTGTGGAAGAAGGGCAGGCTGAAATCGGCCGCTGACCAGATGGTGCGCTCCGGTCTGACCGTGGGCATCGGCTGGATTAAGGCGGCCTGGCACCGTGAAACCGAACGGGACCCGGCCACCGAGCAGCGCATCCAGTCCATGCGCGAGCAGATCGCCGCGCTGCAGGAGACCGACCGCCTGCTGATGGAAGGAGACGCGCCGAACCCCGACGAACTGCGCGCGCGGTATGAGCAGCAACTGGCCGGGCTGGAATCGCAGGTGGAGCAGGTCATCTACAGCGGCCTGTGCATCGACTTCGTGCGGGCCGAGGACATGCAAGTTGCCGTGTCGGTGCCGTGCCTGAAGGACTATGCGGCCGGCGCGTGGGTGGCGCAGCGCCTGTTCCGCCCGCTGGAGAAGGCCAAGGCCGAGTATCCCGAGGTGGCCGACCGGCTCAGCTCGGCAACCATGTTCTACAGCGTCCAGCGCTCGGACGGCAGCCGCATCACCGGCGACATGAGCGACACCGACGCCGATGCCTACTGCACCGGCAGCAATCCCCGCACCACGACCGAAAGCGCCGACGCGAACGTGTGCATCTGGGAGCTGTGGAACCTGGAGACGCGGCAGGTCATCACGCTGGCCGTGGGTTTGAAGCGCTACCTGCGCGCACCGTTCACTCCGGATCAGGCCTCCACGCGCTTCTATGCCTTCTTCCAGTGGGCGCCGCTGTGGGTGGACGGCCGCAGGCATCCGCAGTCGCTGGTGGACCGCTCGCGGGCGCTTCTGGACGAGTACAACCGAGTTCGCACCAATTACCGTGAGCATCGCCGTCGCGCCATCCCGAAGATGGGATTCGACGCTGGAGCAGTCGAGCCGACTGAGGCCGAAAAAATGAAGGGCGGCGTGACCGGGGAAATGATCCCGATCAACCTCAACGGCCAGTCCTCGAAGGAAGTGCTTTTCGCCATCCAGTACAACCAGATCGACCCTGCGCTGTACGACACAGCCACGATCCGGTCAGAGCTGGAGCTGATATGGGGAATCCAGGAAGCGCTGTCGTCGACCATCACCGTGGCGAAGACGGCCACCGAGGCCGATATCCAGCAGCAGGGCACGGAATCACGCATCGGCTACGCCCGCGACACGCTGGACGAGACGCTGAGCGAGCTGGCCCAGTACACCGCCGAGGTGGCGCTGTCGCCCAACGGCCTGTCGCACGACGACGTGGTGAGCATCGCCGGCCCCGAGGCCTTCTGGATGAACACCGCCGATGCCTCGATGATCGAGGCACTGGTCGCGGTCGATATCCGCGCAGGGTCGTCCGGCAAGCCCGCAACGGCCATGAAACAGCAGCAGTGGGCCATCCTGCTGCCGCAGCTGACGCAGGCAGTGGTGCAGATCGGGACGATGCGCGGCGTGCCTGATCCGGAAATTGCCAACAGCCTGGAACAGCTGGTGGTGGAAACCATCAAGCGCGCTGGCGATACCGGCATCGACCCTTACTCGATCATCCCGCAGCCGCCCGCGCTGCCGCCCGGCATGCCCGTTGCGATTGGTCCTGACGGGCTGCCACTGCCGCCGGCCAATGATCCCGGCCTGCCTCCGCAAGACCCCGGCCTGCCGCCGGACGAACAGCTGCCACCACTCCCCGCCGCCTAAACGAGGACCACCATGGACCCGAACGACGATACCCAGCAGCAGCCTGCTGCCGACACCGCTGCCGATGACCAGATCATCACGCAGCAGCCCGAGGACAATGCCCCGCCCGAGCAGGTGGACGCCTTCTCCGCAGGTGTGGAAGAAGCCCGCGCGGCAGAAGCTGCCGAGGATGCGCCGGCAGCCGCGCCCGAAGCGGTAGTTGAGCCGGAAGTGCCCGACGATGATGCAGCCGGCCCTGCCAGCCAGCCGGATCCGACCGCTGCCGTTGAGCCGCCCAAGAAT